CTAGTGATACGTCCACGGATAATGAATCCAGCAGGGAACGTGATACCAGTCCAAGTGCCAGAAAATCCAAGACCAGCAATGCTAGTCAGAGTTCCGCTCTCGGCAAACTGGATTGCAGTATAGCCAGCAGAATTGAGCGCGGTTGTGGTAATAGGGACTGCTCCCTGAAAACCCATCGAATCCTGCGTTGCAATATCGGTTTGAACGGCCATTTTGTCTTTCAGTTAGAGGGGAGGTCACCGGAACTTTCCAGCGACCTCCCCAATTTTAACGGTTAACCTTTACGGACTTTCGGTGCTAAGGCTCCCTGTACCCACAGTACGAGCTTGCCTCCTTCTGGGACATTCGCAGTGTTGAAATTGTCGCGTTGGAGAGACGCATCAATATCGGGACCAGCAACGAGCTTAGATTTGCCGTTCTTGTCCACCGCAATGGTAGTAGCGAGACGCATATCCTTAAGGATTAAGCGGTGATCAGAACTTCAGCTTGCGTAGTGTCCGCAGCAGCAGCACCAAACATGATGTCGTAAGACGCCATATGAGCGCGGGAAGCGCGGCTATACCACACAGAGAGCAACACAGACAGACCATTGCTCAGTTCAACAGTGCGCTGCTCAACGAACTCGCCAGCGATCATTCCAACCGGAAGACCGCTCGCAACCGCAATAGCGTCCTGACCGCAGACGAAACCAGCAGTGTTCGCAATAGCACCAGTCCAGTCGTTCTGCTCCAAGATGTTCGCAAATCCGAAATAGCCGTTGTTCAGCGGACCATAACGCGAATCGGGGAACGGATTGGTTCCAGCGGCAGCAGTCAACTGACCGGAGAACATCAAGCGAGCCATATGACTACCATCCAACAGCAACAGCTTCTGTCTGTAGTTCTTAGCCAGAGCCAAGATCGCAGGGAGGTCGCTAGTGTCGAAGTTGGCAGCAGTACCGATGACAGTGCCAGCACCAAACAGAGCAGCGGTCATCTGAGCGGTGACCTTCTTGCTAATGGCAAGAGCGAAGATCTCAGCGGAACCCTGAGCGAGATCAGCCAACTGGAAACCCTGATTCAGTTCCTGCTGAGTGACGGTAAAAGTCTTGGTGATCTGGTTAACAGTCACCGAGGTAGCGGCCAGAGTGGACTCGTTGTTAGAGTTGTTCTCGAAGTCGGTCAGGTTGTCCTGAGCGTCATCACCGCCAGTGAACTTCTTGACCTGAACGGTCGCACGGGGACGCAAGTTATCCAGACCAACGTTGCGCGTGAAATTGGCAATCATAGCCAACTTAGAAGTCGCAACAGTGATAACCGAGTCAGCGAGGTAATCGACAACCAGACCGGCAGCGAAAGTGTTCGCGTTCTGGGGAGCGATCAAGCGCGACTGACGCAGCAACTCGCTGTGGTTCTGAATCAAGAAACTCTTACGCTCAGCACCAGCGCGGAGGCTCTTATGCTTCTCCAGCAGCGGGTTGCCGAGATTCTCAATAACGGGACGCACCGGCTCAGGAGCGGGAGCGGCGGCGGGAGACTTCATGGAAGCTTCCAGAGCGGAAAGCTTAGCCATAATGGTAGCAAGATCGACGGAAGCAGCAGGAGCCGCAGCCGCCACAGGAGTAGTGTCAGACATGGTTGTGTCGGTGTTGTTGTTGTGTGGTTGCGGCGTGTTGGTCACGCCATTCTCGCTGACAGCGTTGTTGCTATCGGCAGAAATCTTGTCGTCTGGGGAGTCGTCATCTTCCTCCAGTTCTTCACGCTCCAGTTGAGCGTACAGAGCGCGGAACCAATCGCGTCCAGCAGCACCTCCCCAGAGATTTGCTGCAACATCAGCGGGACTATTGGGTTCAGCCTCAAGAAAGCGTTCATTGCGACCCCACCAAGCGTTAGCCTTCTCAACCTTATCTTCGGTGGGGATCTCACCGGCAACGAGAGACTCAGCCTCAAGAACGGTCTGCTTCTCAAGACCATCACCAGCCAAACCTTCAGCATATTGCTCCAGACCTTTGCGGAGGTTGTTCTTGACCGTCTCAGGAGCGGTCTTGGTAACGGCTCGCGCATGCCACTTAGCAGCCATCGCAAGCTGTTTGATCGGCTTGTCCACTAGACCAAACTGAATTGCTTCAGCGGTTGTAAACCAAGTCTCCGCCTTCATCGCAGCGCGGATCGACTCGGGAGAGCGTCCCGTCTTCTTAGCATACACTCCAACCAACACTTCAGCATGTTGATCAAGAGCATCAGCCATCTTCCGCATATCTTCCGAAGTGCCAGAAGCCATTCCAGAAGGATCGTGGATCATCATTAGAGCGGCATCAGCCATCTCTACTTTATCTCCAGCCAGAGCAATAATCGAAGCAATGGAAGCCGCAATGCCAACGACCCGAGTGGTCACCGGAGCTTTACGACCGCGCAACTGGTTGTAGATGCTCAGACCATCCCAGACATTACCACCGGGAGAGTTGATCTCCACCAAGAGCGGCCCATTGCCCACTTCGTTGAGAACGTCAGAGAATTGCTTACCAGAGAGACCGTTACCACCAAACCAATCTTCGCCAATCTGGTCAAAGATCTGAATGGTTGCAGTCTCACCAGCGGAAGCCGCAGGAGCGTAATAAAGCCAATCTGATTTCTTAGTGAAGCTCATTTTGTTTTCTTGGCTCGCGGCTTGCGTTGCTTTTTGACTGAAGCGGTCACTTCGGTTTGTTCTACAACAAGCGGTTGCGATCCACCTTCTGACGGAGCAACTGGAGACGGAGATTCAGAAGAATCATCTTCAATGTCAATAGCCGGTGCAGCACTAGCCGCAGGACGTTCTTTCTGAATCACCGAAATCTCAGATACATCAACTCCGTATTTGTCAGCAAGTTGACGCACAAACAAAGCTTGCTGTGCTTTTGCTTCTAAAGCAGACCGCCAATCAAGACCACGCGCACCATAGACTTCATCGTAAGTCAGAATGCCAGCCTCCAATTCAGCCAACTGAGCAGCGGAATTACGGCCAACATCAACGTTCGGAGAGCGGGGAGCGGTAATCGCTACCTCGTACCAATCAGACGGAGCATCGTTGAGCGTTGGGTCAGTCTTGATAGCGTACTCCATGACGTATTCATAAATACGTCGAGCCGCTGACGACATCACTTGATGCCGAGACTTAAACCACACAGCAGACATATCTAGCGCACCGCGATAGACAGTTCCCTGCATGGACTCTGGATAAACGAGAACGTAAGGAATACCAACACCAGCGCATACCTTTTCGGTCAGTTGACGCCAGTACTCCCGCATATTCACACCGGGACGCTCAGTCGCAAACTGTTCAAATGAATCACCGTTCTTGAGTACTTTAACAGACGACCCAAAGACCTGCTCGTAATAGTTCTCCGCAGTGTTCTGAGTGGTTTGCGAGATTCCACCAGATCGAAGGCTGGAGGCTTGAACCTCACCGGAGACGGTTTTGACGATCTGAGCGACGGAAGCACCTAACTTACAAGCTTCCATCTCAAGCTTCTGCAAGTCGTCGAGATCGTGAAGATCATTGATAACCGCGCTAACAAACGGAAGACCTCTAAGCTGGCCGGGACGATTCGGCTCGTAAATGTGAACCACCGAGTCAGAACCAATTGAGCGAACGTCAGTAAGATTACCCTGCGTCTTCTCTGAACCGATAAAATACGAGATTGCGCGTCCAGTCTTAGGGGCAAACCGGATACCGTCAAACACCGATAAATCGGAGTCGCAATCGACTGAGCTTCGATAAGCTGCAATCTCGGCTTTCCGCTCTCACCTTTGGTCAAAAGGATAAAGCTTTCACCGTCGAAGAACCAACCGCGAGCCGCTTGGCTCATCAGCGTTGCGAAAGACTGACGCGAACCAATATCGGGATAACGGCTCCAAACATCGAACCACTTTTTGGCTTTGAGATTCCAAGCTGGATCGCTAGAAGCGGGTTGAACCGAGAAGCTGGAGCCAACGGTGTAGCTCTCAAACAAGTCGCCCAATCTATTCAGAACAGCGTTGTTCTGTTCAAAGAAACGGGACTTACGGACAATCGCTTGTCGGGTTGAACTCGTTACATCAAAACGAGCCGAAGTGTAAGACGTATCAAGATACGAACGACGCAAAGACTGACCGGCTCCCTCGTATTTGTTAACGGGAGCGGGAAACAACTTATTAGCAATGGTTTGAAGGATTCCCATTAGCTCATCCGAGTTGTGGGTTCACGACGGAATTGCGTGAAATCACCGTAATAACGAGTAACCGCCACCAGAATGGTCCCAAGCATCTTGTTATAGATCTGGAGGTCTGACGGATTAGTGATTCCGTCTCCAGCCAACAGGGTCACAGCAAGATCGTAGTCTGACAGCAACGATTCCCACATTTCCAACATTTCACCAGCGGAAGCGGAACCCTTACCGGGTTCAGCGAACTCAACGGAAACGTCAGAACTAGAAGTTGAGCGAACAACTTGACCGGACTCTATAGCGTTTGCGGCAACAGTCAGCTTTGCAGTCAAAGCCTCAAGCAATGTCAAAGCGGCTTTGCTTGCGTATGTAGTACGCAAATAACTCCGCTTTGTTGCTACGGTGTAGGTCAACACTTGCGCGGACTATTCACAGACCAACTGTGAAGTCAACTACTAGAATTTTCTGAACTAGTAGATGCCAGATCGTTCCACAACATCACCATTGCCAATTGCATCAACTCGCAGTCATGCAAATGATCGGGCCAACGGGTATTCCGCTTAAACCACAGATGTTTGATTCGTCCCGCTCTGTTAGCCGTTGGCTTGAGAACGTGAGAATCCAAGTGCTTCCAGTATGTATCGGAATCGCTCGCAAATGCCCCCTCAGCTTCTAGTGGTGCGGGTAGACTGCAAACGGTCCATTGATGATTCTCGGACCCTTTACGGAGCCGCTGAAGAACTTCCCGCATATGCTCAGCGTCAAAGACCAGAAGAGGCTGGACCGCATCAGTCCGCATTGACGTTGAAGTCGTAATGCCGAAGGGATGGATTGCGCCAGTCTTGCTGGTAAATCGCGCTCCGGTCTCGCGTCCCTTCATCGGCATCCAACCGATCAACATTGGCTTTCGGAGACCTCCCTCTGGTGGATATCGGAGACCGCAGGGATATGTGATTGGATTAACGCTGCTTTGTGAGAACTCAGCACAAGCATCGTAGACGGCCTGTGTGTTGAAACCGGAGTCAATCCCAACGTCCATGTCGTGTACGTTGTATTGAAGTTGAACCCGTCGAAGTGCAGCGAAATCGTCAGCGTGACCGGCAGCAACAAGACGAGAATTCCCTTTGCTCCACTCTCTACAAACCCACCAGACAAACGGAGCGGCAGCTTGAACGTCAGCCGTTAGGTAGCGTCTGGCTTCGGGTAGTCCAGCATCAGACACGATCTCAACTCGCTCTTGTTGAGACTCTTGGTTTTCCCACGGCTCCGCGAGCATACCGTTAATGAAACCCTGCAACCCCATCATTGAGCTTTTGGCTTCCAAGAACGAGACGGCTAGATGTCCCCAAGTGCATTTCCGATCCGGTGAGTAAAGAGACGACAAGTGGTAAGATCGGACACTCGGCAAGCTCGCTTGATTCTCGGCAATCCATTTCCCGTGTCTCAACGCTGCCACCTTATGGGAATCCGAAATCTTACCCTGACAGAGTTGGCAAACGTAATGCGCTGACGACCGGATACGCTGCCAGTCTGGTTTTCCGTCTTCGGTCTTAGCATTGTCCCAAGTGACCTGCTTCCATTCTAGCTTGATGTATTCTGCGCAATGCGGACACGGGATGTAATACCGTCGCTGGTCTCCTCTAAGATAACGCTGCCAGATTCTACCCTCTGAGGTTGTCGGAGTGCTGGTGAAGAACGCTTTTGAGCTTGAGAATGCTTTCAGCCGTTGTTCTGCAAGGTCCAAAGCATCAGCTTCTTTCGCGGTGGCTTCAGCGAATTTGTCTACCTCATCTGCGACCAAGATTCGCACCGGACGGGACGCTAGATTTGCCGGTGAATTGGACCCAACAAAGGTCAAAGTGCAGCGATCAAATTGCTGCTCAAGATTGGTCATCTGGTCCGCATCCGAAGGGAACCGCGCAACCAATGCGGGACAATCCTCCAGCAATGGCATCCAGCGGCTTTTGCTGAACGAGCGAGCCAGATTCTCGGATGGCATCAGCCACAGCGCGGGACTTGGCTCTGTGTCGATAGCCCACGCAAGACCAGCCATGAGCGTCGTCGTCTTGCTGGTCTGGGAACCCCAACACAAAGTCACCTCAGAGACTGACGGATCTTTCCAGCACTCAAGCGGTTCTCTGCAATACGGACGAACAGCGGTTGAGAAAGGTCCGGGATGTTCAGTCTGCCGTTGTGTCAACGTGAGGTTGGATTCGCTCCACTCCACCACAGTCTGCCGTGGGGACGGACGGTAGATCTGGCGACGGAACTCTAGGATTTCGCGTTGTAAATCAAGCATCAAAACAACTCCGTATTCAATTCTTCGATCCGGTGCTTTCGAGCTTCACTCATATTCAAGAATGCCATTCGCTCGTTGACCCCATCCATCAGCTTGTCCCGCAACTGCACGTTGCAACCCCAAGTTGCGTTCTCGTTGAAGATTTCAACCATCAGCACCAGACCGTCTGGCTCCAAGTGCAGGATTCCCCAAAACGGAAGCTTCGTATGCTTTGTAATCTCAAGCGCGGCATGAAGCTTACTCCATGAAATCATCCATTGGTTGCCGAAGGTTGATTCCAGTTTTGCGAGTCCGTAAGTCCGAGATTTTACCTCATAACTTCCGGTAATTACGCCAGAGTTTTGGTTCCAGATGAACCCATCAATGCGTGACGGCTTATCGTCTGCAATCGGCAAGAACCGGAGAACCGTGTCACGCTCAATGGCTCGCAGCGCGATCTTGTTCTGACGGAGTGCTTCTAGCCCTCTTGGCTTCTGGCAGTTCAGGATTTCCATGGGTCAGTCTGGTGTAAGGTCTTGAGGCAAACGTCTTGGACCCAACGCTCTAGCTCAGCCTCAGCGTGTTCTGGGTCATGCGGTGCAATGCGTCCAGCCAACTGCTTAGGCATCGACTTTAACAACTGAGCCACAGCCCCGTCATGGTCCAGCATGGCTTTCTTAACCCAATCGCCAGAGACTAGTTTGCGCTCACGCTCTGCGAGATCCAGAACGTCTTGCTTTGAGTTAATGAGATTCTTGGCGGCGGTGGAATGCACCGAGACCATACGGCCAGCATCCAAAGATCGCGCTCTGAGGCTTTCAACGGCTAGACCATAGGCTGCTCGTTCAATCTCCTTCTGCCGCTCATACGCTCCCTGCGGAGTGTCATTGGCTACCTGCGAGCGGTCCACCTTCTCTTCGGCTTCTGGGGGTCGATAAGGTCCGTCTATTGGCTCTGACCGAATGTGGCTCGCTTCGATAGCAGCCTTCCTCCTTTGCGCTCCAGAGCCTCTCCAAGCGTCAGCGGCTTCAGCGGAGTCCAAAGGCATACCCTTTGAAACCAATTGAGAGACTCGTCCTTTGGTTAGACCAGAGTGCTTAACGTATTCGCTTTGGGTCATCGGAGACTTTCGGGAAGATCTTCGGATTTCGCTTTGAGCAGGTCAGCCAACCCTTTGGCAATCGTGCGCTGTTCTGGGTCTTTTGGATTCGGCTGGTAGTAACCCGCAATCTGCTCAGCCGTAGAACGTCCAGCGCGGATCTGAGCAAGATGCCAGCGAAGTGTGTGATGCCCAAAATTAAGCATGACGTATTGTGCAGCGTTTGTCATTAGTGGTGCGTTTATAATACAATAGCGAGTTTGATCGCGGAGAGAGATCGGTCCCGCGCGATCACC